TTTCTCTATTTGATGTAAACCAAACAGTTCCATCTGAAGTTTTTTCTAAATCAAATTCATCAAATTTTGTATTTGTTCCATGATAGATAACTTTTTTAGGTTTTATAACTTCTGGCTTGCCATCAACTTTTTCTGGCTTGCCATCAACTTTAGTTATTCTTTCACGCACATCAGCTAATTCTCTTTCAAGTTGCTCGTCTAATGCTTTTGTAAGTCTGTCTTTATCTTTTGCACTTTTACTGCTATTTTTTAAATTAGTTTTAGCAACTTCAAATACTTCTCGAACATATCTTTCTACACCATCTGATCCTAATCGTTCATTAAGTGTTTTAAGTAATTGTTCTTGTAAAGCACCTTTACCATTACTTACTCCAAGTTTTGTACCTTGGTTTTTATTAGCATTAAGTATTATTTCTTCTTCTAGCTTTTTACTTAATATTGGAATTTCTGAATCTCTAGTTCTTGGCATTTCAGATTCTCTTGCGCCTAGTCTTTCTAAATCGATACCAGTTTCTTTAGCTATTCTTTCTATCTCTAGTTGTAGTTCTGGACCAGACTTACCATCATCAATAGCGCGTTGAATATCATCAATTGCTTTAAGCTGCGCGTCTTGCTCTAATACATCTCTTGCTGCGGGAGCTCCATTGTAAAGATCAATGTAATTTTCTAAGGTATCTGCTTTTACATTTTCTCCCTTGGCCCTTAAAGTTTTAGCGGCTTTACCAGCTTCAATGACATCAACCACATAACTACCACCGGCCCTGGTAACACCCGCAAATCCACCAACAGTTAATATCGTTACTGCAGCATCTTTTAAACTCCAGGGATTTTGTAATTCAGCAGACCAATCATAAACTTTGCTCTGAATAAATACTTCTGATCCAGCGCCAATTAAAAACTCTGTATAAAAAGCTTTCATTGCATTAAATGATTTTGTGCCACCTGTAATTTTTGATGTACCAAACATCATTGACATTAGAACGTAAGGATCAGTTAGTGCTTCTTTCATAACACCAGTTAGCATTCCAGAAACACCACCCCATGTTCTATTGTTTGATACCTGGGACAATATTTCTTTTAATCTTTGTGATTCATTCCTGGCTTGGCTCATAAGCTGATCCCAGGTTTGCAAACCAGCATCTGGATATTGTTCTTGCAGCTTTAAAATGTCATGCGTTAGTTCTTGAAATCTTTTTTTCTTGCCTTCATATCCGAAGCTTGCTAAATTAGTTAATTCGACCGCAGATTTATCTCTAGCTAATTGAGATCCGATCAAAGGCATAAGCGCTGGTGTTGCTGCAAACAACAATTTTTCCTTAGTAGTTAAATCGCGTTTTGGTGCAAAACCTTCAGCAGCTACTTTAGGATTAAATCGTATGTCTGGGTTTTGTGTTTGATATATTAAATTTAATTGATCGTTGATCAATTCATTCATTAACTCTTCTTCAGAGTTAGATTTGAAATTCACTCTAAAGTTTTCTGCAGACGCAGTAAAGTTATCCATAAAGCCGGTCGGCTCCAGACCAGCACTTGTCGCTGGACCAGAATTTTTACTTAGTCTGCCTAAGTAATCGCTGGATCCATAATCTAGTACACCCATTTATTCCTCATCATCTGGGACTGTAAATAGTCCTATTTTTTGATCTGGATCAATGAGCTCTTTCTGCTCTTCAATTGTAGTTATCTTTTCTTTTTCTTCTTCTTTTTTAACTTGTTTCTTTACTTCTGCTTCTGCTTCTATCTTCTTATAATCTACAGAGAATCCATCCTCTGACCATGAGTCTTTAATTCCATGAGTTGTATCAAAATTAAATATAAATGTTTCATAAAATTTGTTTCTTAATTGTTCTTCTGGCGGCCCTTCATTAATAATGACTACATATTGGCCCTGGCCTACACTGACAAACCTACCATCTTGGACTAGCTCTAATGCTTCGGCAGCTGTGTATCGACTAAGATCAACACCACCCATAGCATTGAGATCATTGCGGGTTAGATTCTCAACTCTTGTTTCAAACATTTTTTCAGTAATGCCGCGTTTAGGAGCTATGATGTTTGATCCATTTATCTCAAGAACTCCACCAGTAACTTCTTCCAGGTATTTTTTGATTTGTTTTTCCATGTCAACTGTATCACCAGTGTTGCCACGATTGGCATTGACATATAATGCTTTAACTGACTGCACTACCATTTGTGCATAATCTGGATTCTCGCGAGCAGCATCTCCAAAATGGAGTAGTATGTTATTTTCAAGATCTGATTCTACTACTACCAAGTCTTTATTGATTAACTCCATACCTTGAAGTATTTTTTCACCGGTAGATAATGGTCCTTGTGCGCCAGTTGATCTTCCTTCACTAATTAACTCGCCAACCATAATGTATTCTGGAGCACTCTCTCCAAACATACCTTCAAATAAATCTGTAGAAGCGGGACCAAAGCCATCAACAAGATTGGTTAGTAATGCCATTTTTTCCCAAGATCCTGTTTCAGTATCTGATAGCCTATCAACTAATGTTTTAGTTTCAAATGCTGTAAGAGGGGATCCACCCGATACTCCGTAATGAGCCTGGGCAGTGCGATATTGTAAAACTCTATCTTTAATAGAATCTGGATCTGCAAAGTTAATATTTGGTAATTCACTAATAATGCCTTGCTCTACAGCCAGATTCAACATATCCGTTTCCATTCTTGCTGTAGTGTCAGCAAAGATTTTTTTATATCGTTCTAATAATTGTGCTTTAGCTGGAGAAAGATCTTTCTTAGCATTCATATCACTTATGACTAATTCCATTGTTCCTGGAGATGCTTTCATAAACACTGCTGCAGCTGCGGCTTCAGATTCTGCTCTTAATAGATCTGTTTCTAATTCTGGGAATTGAACTAATTGTTTTTTAAGTTCCTCTAAAGTATCTGGAAACTGATTTAGATCTAGTGCTTTAATATGTTGTGTAACTTGATCTTTAAGAACTTTTTTTGTTGCAGCTAGTTTTGCTTTTTCTGCACTATCAATTGCATTTTGATCTGCTTGCTCTCTATTGATAAGAGTGTTCATTGAAGTAATAATTTTTCGTTTAGTATCTGGTCTAATACTGACTTCATTTCCTTCATCATCAATTAACGTATCTGTATAAGCGCTAAATGCGTCAAGTGCTGTTTGAGCTGCTTCGATTCCATTAGCTTCAAGCTCACGTTTAAATGTGCCCAGGATCAATTCACTATCAGACAGCTCAGATAGTTTGAGCATATAATCATCAACAAAAGCTTGATCTAATCCAGGAAGGTTTAAAGCAACTCCTTCTTGCAGTGCAGTCAATACTTGAGCCATTTGATCTTCAGCGCCTTCAATATCTCCAGCTGCTGATAATTGCAATATTAACTCTTCAGCAACAGCGACTCCTTTTTGAATGGTAGCAACTTGGTTTTTTTGCTCCATCTTCATGAAATCTTCACCAATTCTTATCGTTCCATTAGAAATGGCGGTATTAAGATCAGCTTCTGCTAGAGCATATAAACTCGAATCTACTTTTGATAATAGGCCCTTTTTATAACCCGCTGCCTTTTCATTAAAGGCTGCAACATCGTATGGGTTTTCTAGTTTTAACCTGGAGATGTTTTCATTAATGTCGATCTTGATTGCAGCTGCATGAGAAAGTTGAGCGCCTTTGTTAAATGCCCTGGATCTAATTGTTGAGTTATCACTAAGATCTAAACCACCAATCTTTCCACTTCCAGCTAATTGACCAGCTTGTTCTCCCTCAATTGCAGCTTGACGATCTTCACGATCATGCTGTCTTTCTGAAAACTGACGCAGACGTTCAGCCAGGGATTGTAAATTATTAGCTTCAGCTTTTGATGTTGGAACTGCCTGGGCAGCTTCCGATCTTTGGTATCTTGCAATTTCAGCCATATTAACCTCTCTCCATTGATCGACTTGCGCTACTTAATAAAGTATTTGCAGCACTTTGATAACCATAGCGCCTGGCAGCTGCACCTTCTTCTAATAACGATTGTCGTTTCATAGCCAAGTTAGCTGCGCCCATATCTTGATCATATTCAAATGTTTCTACATCTTGTTCCATCATATTAAGTGAAGATCCTTCAAAAGCTGCAACACCAGTAGCTGCTCTGACAGCGTTTTGAGTTGCTAGTGCTGCGACTAATCTTTTCTTTCTTTGGATCTCTTTATCCTTTGCTGCAAAGCTTTCTCTTTCAGCATCTCTTTTGTATGCCGCTTCTTTTGCTCTTCCCGCTTGAATGCTTGCACTTGCACTAGCGATTGCCATTAACATTCCCATTACGCTTCCACCTCTATTGCTAATCCGAGCATTGTCATTGGTGTCGGATCTGTTTGAGTGATCGTGACCTGGGCCAGCTCAGTCCACCCTAATAAATACATTTCTTTCAACCCTGTGTACGCTGTTGGTGCGCTATTTAAAGACATACCAAAGTTACGATCTATAAATCGATCTCCATTAATACTTATGCCTAAAGATTGATAAACATTAGGCACAACTTTTACAATTCGTTTTTTCCTGGTGAGTGTTGGACCATCCTGGAAATCCATATTGATTGGCATTGTTTTGACTGTCGTTGTGTAGTCTATGCCAACTTCAATTACTGTTGCTGTTTCTGCCAGGGTTATTGCTCCAGAAGATGGAGTAGCATTAGCTCTCACTTCTCCATCAGCTCTAACGCGAGATACTTGACCATTTAGGTGGGTTAATCCAGTGACTGCTGTTCCTGGTGATCCTAAAGTTACAGTTTTATTTGCGTCGGTATAAGTTGAGGAATCTAATTGCTCCAGGTATCGAACAACTGATCCATTAATGGTACGTTTAACTACAAAATAAACTTCATCAACAACAACTGCTACTGACTCAATTTCGCCAGAAGTAGTCCATTTTGTCCAGCCACTAACTTCTTGAGCTCTTAATGTGTTATAAACAGCTACTGTGCCATCACCATTCACGAAATAAACGTAGTTCGCATCATCATTAGAGGTACCCTTTGAAACGTCCATATCGACCGGAGCATTAAGCAAATGCGAAGCCAATAATGAAACTGTCCCAGAGGTGTATGAATCCTCATTGTAAGAAAATAAAAACTCTCTGACTGATTTACCAGTACGATCTACAAATATGACAGATCCATCAATATTTTTTGGCGGGACTGCGCCAGATCCAAATTGCGTTTCACGTCTTACAGCAACCTTGGCTGGAGTAATTGGAGATTCTTGAATAGAAAACTCACCACCAGTTGTAAATATTTGTAAATGACGACCAGCATAAACAGCTGTGATCGCGTTGACTTGATCTGTATCTAATGTGACATCGATCCCTTCATCATCTAAAGCAGTACCATCATCAAAATTATAGAAATCATTTGTTTTAGATCCCCATAAAGTTTGTGGTCTTGATAAGGATCCTCCAAACCATAAGCGGCCCTGGAAGAACGTGGCGCTTTTTGGCCACCCTCTAGTGCCGGACCAGACGTTTTCATTGCCAGATCCAAAATCATATTGAGGAACATTACTTAAACTGATCGTTGATAGTGTCCAGGAAGTATGAGATCCACCACGAACTAATTTTCTTGGCGCATGATCTTCATGGACCAGGATCATTGTGTCAGCTGATTGTGTCCATTGCAGCTCAAATAATTGTGTTGTTGTATAAGGTGTAGTGACATTTGCCTGGTGAACACCATCTTTATAAATGGCGACACTAGCGTTAGTAAAAACTAATAAATAAGTTTGCTCTACGTTAAACGCAAATGATGCTAAACGAGCTTCTCCATTAGAAGCAGTGCCAGCAATATATTTAAAACCTGGACGACGTTTGATTCCGCCTTGTGGCATTGTTATTACATTCTCAGCTTCTTCAGCACCCTGGTAAAAATGTTTTAGATCTGTCCTGGACGCAAGACGTGGATCCAACACACCAGAATTAAATGAAGTCTGCAGCGTAATAACTTTTGGCATTACTGGCGGGCCTCAATAAATGGAGAATCGACAATAGCCTTAGTTGGTCGAGCCTGGGAATCTGTAAACCTGGCCCTTCTTAAATTGTAGTCAAACATACGACGATACTCTTCTGCTTTATTTGAGTTGTCAGTGATCGCAATTGCAAATACTGAAGCAAGAAGGTACTCTAAAACCCTTTGAAAATAAGCGGGCATTTCTGCTTCTGGAGCTTTGTAAACATAATCCAGATCAACAGTTTGTGAATTTGTATAAAGTTTATCCTCATAGATCTCATAGTCCATGTTTGGATAAACTGATGTTGCGATAATATAATCAGCCGGAAGCTGGTAAGCATAATCCCAGGTATTAACTGGAGTAGCTACTAATTGCGATAAAGTGACTTTAGCTGAAGCAAATCGCCAGCGATGTTGTGATAATAGATCTTTATAAGTAGTTTCGTATAAAGCATCTGCAATGTTGGCTCCGGCTCCACCATCTGTGAAACTAGCGATTGAGCCATGGCCTATCAAATTTAATGCGTTAGAACATATCTCAATTGATGTTGCCATAATAATTCCTTAAAAAAAATGGCAGTACCCCATATTGGAATACCGCCATTCGGTTACAACTAATTACTCTTGCCAGAAGATAGAAACAAGTCCATCTGCATCGCGAACAACAGCACCAGCTTTCATCATTCCGTTACATAACCATGATGTTTTCTGAGGAACCCAATCTACTTTCGCAGTGATTTCCATTCCAGTTGCCAGTCCAACTGCTGAAGAATGCCAAGCAAAACCTTCACGAACACCAGACGCTAAGTCTAGTCCGCCTTCCGCGCGTGATTCAATAACGTGGAATTTGAAACCCATGAAAGTGTCTAGCTCGCCAGATACCAAAGAACGAACTGAGTTGTAGTCAGCGCTTTGTACTTGAGTTACACTTAATAGATCCTCAAGACCAGCTGCTGATACTGCGATGTGACGATCGCTCGATGGTACTCC